CTACTAAAGTTTAATAAATATGTATTCCAATATGTCGAATTAGTATGTTTAACTGTATTAATATACTCAGATATTTGTTGCAAATATTCAGGATTATCTGAATCAATCGCGCGCAATTTAATCTCTGTACGATCTGGAGATATGTCGTCTATTCTTAAATGTTGTCGATCATAACTTCCAATTAAATTCTTAAAGAAATTAATAACAATTTTAAACTTACCAGATGTTAATTTTAAAGTATCAAATTCTTGATATAGATCAATCGCAATTGGAGATGTACCCCAAATTACAGGTTGATTGAACTCATCATAATATACTGGAATTTTTTGTTCTAATTGTATTGAATGATTCCCTGTTACCCAATCCTCATCAGAATAAATATGTAATTCTGTTTTAATATTTGAATTTGGATCGGGACTAACAATGCCAGTTACTGGACTCACGCGTTCTGATGCATCAAAACTTAAATAATCACTACGTAATTTATCTATACGTAAACCAGATATAGATTTATTAGTTGATAATATTTGTTCGATATTTTTATATTGTGATAACATATATTATAATTCCTGGTTCCATTCATCTACATTTTTAGATGCATCTGTTATTACAAAATAAGTTGTTCCTGGTATAATTGCATGCCCAGCTTCTGCATTATAAGCTCCTATACTAAATGCATCTCCGGCTTCGAATGTAGAATTTAATATAACTGTGTCTAAATACGTATCATAGAATGTTCCTTGAGGAATATTACCATTATTTGTATTAAATATTATATATTCTCGATCGATTGGCGTATTAGGCCCAGCTTTAATAATAGAAAATGATGCAGTACCAGTACCATTGCTTCCAGCATATCCATGATTAATTTTAACCCGTATTCTAAGGTCAGCACCTGATTGTTTTATGTTCGGAGTTACTGTATATGCATTCGTAGTTTGTTGAGGTAATCCATCAACAACTTTATCCATAAATATACCACTATAGTTTCCAGATGGGCCAGTACCCCATGGCTGAAAGCCTGCGGGCCTGTATCTAGCATAAACTGGATCTAATGCATTAGCTAATTCGCCAACTAAATCGGATGTTAAATTAATATCAGTATTTACATTAACAACTTTAGTTCGTACTGGGAATTTATAGTAATTGAATTGCGTATCAACAATTTTTAAAACTGATGTAGTTGTAATTTTTTGTGCAACTGGCTCGATTATTAATAATGGGTTTGTTTCAGATTGTTCCTGCAATTGAATATTGCCTGCAGAATTTCTAGGTATAATATTAGCATCATTCGAACGATATGTCAACCCTAACTGAAAATATTTTTCTTGTTGTGCTGATGAATAAATCGTTGGTAATGTTCCAACTGATCCCGCGCCTGATGTTCCTGATGTTCCTGCCATTATCTAGTTACTTTAAAATAAATTTGGTCGTCAATGTACTTTTCAATGAATCCCTCTTTTACTTTAAATTCTAAACGATAGCTGCGTTCCGGCATAAAACCATTCATATCCAAGTAAATGAAGTTACTAGTACTATCACAACTTACTTTAGTATAAATATCATCGTACGGAATAATGACTTCATCTGTCAACGCATCAAAAACTGCATAATAGGAGTCTTCAGGTAAATGTTTTATAGTTTGGGTTGGAAATAAATTAGTTGGCGATTTTCTAGGATATTTATCTCGAGCATAAACGCGAATTTTAGAAATTTCAGTGTCTTTATACTGCGGCATAACGTTGCTATACACTACAAATGAATCTATATCAACTGATGCTAAAGATCCTGTTGTAAAAGTGCTGTCAGACCAATATGCTGTTAGTTTTGGGACATATATAGTATGAGTTTCGCGTGAAAAGAAACGCACATAACCATCGATTAAATTATTTAATTCATCATTATCTGAAAACTGTAATAAAAATCCATTATTAGTTACGGTATTGTTATTCCATAATTTAATTGTGTTTGTTACATCTAAATTAATATCAGTTGGTTGATATGAAAATGATTGTGATGCAATTAATGCACTATTAGATCCCGTTATCCAACTTCCGCCAGTACCACTACCAGTAATTGTATATGAAACATTGATTACACTAGATGTTGTCCAAGTACCAACTGCGGAACCACTTTGTGGACCATTCCACGTAGCTCCAGTTGTAGATATATCACTCTGAAACCCAGTTCCGTTAATCCAAGAATCTCCTACTACCTTTGTTACTATAGTATAATCAGATGGTAAATTTTTAGCATGAGATGTATATAATTGTAACATGAATTTACAATCATTTATACTTTTACCATAATGTGCTAACGATGCAGAAACTTCTGCTACATCAAATTTTAATAAACTTCTAGATTTTAATAATGTAGTTCCATCAAAGTCATAACGTTTTCCAACTTCTAATATTTCATCAATACCAGTATTATAAGTTGGTAATGATTCATAAAGAGTTGCATCTTTTTCTGCATAAAATATTCTAAACATTTGTTATTCCTTAATATGTTACTACTTTACCTTTAATATCCGAGTCTGGAAATTTTACTTCAAAAATTGACGGGTCTAAAGATGGGTATATTACTCCATTACGAGTTGCTGTTGTTAAATCATATACATTACCAGAATATCCTAAAGCATCATCATATAAATTTTTAAGTGATACACTAATGACAGATTGGACTCCTTTTATACCAGCAATTGTAGTAACTAAATCTGACTTTATTATAGGTTGATTAATTTGCCAACGATCGATATTCATTAATGTTTTAACTGCATCGATACAACGTAATAAAACATCATTACTATTATAATTAGGTAAAACTGAAATTTCAAAATCAATACCTATATTAATAATGAATGCATTTTTAATATTAATTGCATCGGTTAATATTCGATAATAATCTAAATATGTTTTTAAATTTTCTTTAACCGCAGTATTTAATTCAACTAATTGTTTAGACTGATTAAAACCTAATACATATAGATTCATTGCTAATGGATTTGGTATTCTAGTAGTTTCAAAATCATTTTGTGAAATTTGATCATCAGGAACAATATATGCTTTTGCTACACTACCAAATTTTGATGGCATCGAATATGATCTGATAATATAATCTTCACGTGTCACTAAACGATTTTGAGTAGCAAAATTAGCTAATGCATTATTTTTAATGTCTTGCAATGAATCGGCTGTTTTAGCACCAACTGCTGGTACCGGATTTGATACTGATAATGAATTTTTTACATAGTTAACTAAACCACCATTTAAAACAATATTAATATCATTATCATATTCAACATAATCGATGTTAGTAAGTGTTCCAGCTGCTACATTGTCAGTTATACCATTTCCAATAGTATATGTAACAGTTAATGTAGTATTTGCTGGTGCTTGACCATATGTTCGCGTATATAAAAAGTTAGCAGGATCGATATCAACATCAACATCTCTTCTGAATCCACTTAATCCATTTCCAACATTATCTGGGTTTGGAATTAATTCTTCATCATTGTTATCAGATATACCAGCGCCAAATTGTATTTCTAAAAAATTATCACTACGTAATCTAGTTATAAATCTTTTAGATATTTTTTTCATTTTCAACAAATATGGTGCTGAAGACCGGTATGCAGATAAAATAGGATCATTCTCTGTTAAGTTAGGAACTGCTTCAAAAACAGTGTCTTGTGCTAAATATGGAACTTTATACCAAGCATCTCCATCTGTTTCTGTTACTGAAATAATGTCAATAATATTATTATCTGGTAATGTTATTTTATCATATGGTATTGGAGAACTAAATGTATATGATTTAGTTTTCACTTCTCCTGATACTACTTTTGCTGATTTTTTTAATAAAAAGTATGTCGGTGTATTCGTATCATCAATTTGATATGTCGTAATCTCTGTTGGGTTATTACTTGATGAAAAATGGAAGTCTACAGTATCCAACGTTCGGAACGTTGCCGGGCCTGCTTGTTGTTTTATACGCATTCCAGGTTTAATTGATAATGCATAATCAAAGTCAGGGGCAACT